ACAATAATCCTGTTTATGAAGGCTACGAGAAGATAATCAGCGACCAAGGGAACAACCCGAACTACGGACGCATTCAGGCTGCTGACATCTACTCGTATGTCGGTGGCTACAACTTCGTGAACGTAACCCTTGCACCGCTCCGGGACACCAAGTTCAACAAACTCAAGTCCGAGTTGAAGGTCGTCGAAGCGGGCTGGATGAACAAGGCGATTATCGCATCCGAAACCATCCCCTACACCGACGTAATCAAGCACGGAGAGAACGGGTTCTTGGTTCCTTACAACAAGCCGAAAGATTGGTACAAGTACATCAAGCAGTTGATCTTTGACCCCGACCTTCGCAAAGGCTTGGCTGACAACCTCACGAGGGACATAAAATCACGGTTCAACGTGGCCGAAACCGCCAAGAAGCGGGCCGAACTATACAGGCAGATTGGGCGCAAATTGTGAAATTCGGGGGCATCGCACATTTACAAGCAGATGCTTTACCTGAACCCTGACACGACCAACACCCTGACGGTTACTTGGACCGAGCGAGCCAGTACTGGGGACCGCTACATCTTGCGACTCACAAGCATTGCCAAGAACACGACGACCGACTTCACCCTGCTGAAATCCGCAAACCTGTCATCCTATACCAACCGCTATGACCAATTTTCGATTGCCGTGGGGTCGCTTGAAACAGGCTCGTATAAGTATGAAGTTTACGATACCAATAGCACGGTTGCCGCTGCTTTGGCGGTCGTTGAAACGGGCTTGGCATTTGTACAAACCGCAACGATAGGATTCAACACCTACGCCAATTCAATTACTTACAACACCTTCCTCGCATCCAGCGTGAGGGTATTCGACTCAACCTTTGATTCAACCTTTGCCTAATGAGCGTACAAACAAGAACGCAACTCCAAACGAGTGCTGCTACCATCACCAACGAAACCGCTGCCGGGGCGAACACCGCATCCCGTGTTGGTGGTCTATTCGACGACCTTGCAGACACCGCAACGCTTGACCGGGAGCGAGGCTTTGCGAACCTTTACCTCGATACCGATACGGCTTTCACCCCGACGCAGGGGCAAAGAGTCAAGTTGACAAGTGCGATGAAATCAGGTGTTTTGTCAACCTACAATTTCTCACGGACAAACAACTCGCTGACCTATACAGGCACAACAGGGGCGACCCTTCGCATCGCTGCGTCCATGGTCTTGGCACAGGGCAACAACAACAACCAAATCAAGGCTTACATCGCCAAGAACGGAAATCCCATAGACCAGTCAATGACTGATATCACAACGAGCCACAACAACGGCCATGCCTTTTATACGGAGGCCTACGTTACGGGTGCGGTCAACGATGAGTTCACCATCTACATCAACGCAATTTCAAGCGGTGCAAGTATCACGATTTCGGCCCTTTCATTCACAGTTCATACGCTATGAGTAATAAATCTACTCAACACTTCACCCAATGGTTGGGGATAGAACACAAAGTGCCAGTTATGCTGGAGAATCGCTCCGGCAAGTACATCACCTACGGCTTTGCGAACGAATACCCCTACTACCTGCTGGACAACTATCGCAGGTCAAGCAAGCACAACGCTATCGTGAATGGTAAGGTCAACTACATCATGGGCGGTGGATGGCAGGCAGGGGATGACTTGACCGTTGAGCAGCAGGCCCGGTTCATCAAGTTCTTCGACGGAATGTCAAGCACCGAGGACCTGAACGACATCACCGAGAAACTGGTCCTTGACTTGGAGATTTTCAACGGCTTTGCGGTTGCGGTTACTTGGTCCAAGTTGGGGACGATTGCCAAGATGGAACACGTCCCGTTCGAGAAGATCCGTGTGGACAAGGAGGAGAAGATGTTTCAAGTTGCTGACTGGTACAACGACGACATGATGCAGTTGTTCCCCAAGGTTGGGGACATCGAGAAGATTCCAGCATTCGACCCGGAGAATCGCCTCGGTAAGCAGTTGTTTTATTACAGGGTCTACGCAGCAGGCGTGAAGCACTATCCTTTGCCGGAATACATCGGTGGCAATGCTTGGATTGAGGCAGACGTACAGGTCGCCAACTTCCACAACAACAACCTCCGCAACAACTTTTGGGGCGGTTACTTGATTAATTTCAACAACGGGATTCCTACCCCCGAAGAACAGGGCGACATCGAAAGGCAAATCAAGCGTAAGTTCAGCGGTACGGACAACGCTGGTCGCTTCGTTGTAACCTTCAACGATGATGCAGCCAAAGCCCCTACGCTGGAGCCATTAACTCCAAGCGACATGGATAAGCAGTTCGAGATACTGAACAAAGCCATTCAGCAGGAGATATTTATCGCACACCGTGTAACGAATCCACAATTATTTGGGGTGAAAACCGAGGGCCAATTGGGTGGACGCAACGAATTGGTCGAGGCTTACGAGTTGTTTAAGGCAACATATGTGAACGACAGGGTGCGCAAAGTGGAGCGTATGATCAATTATTTGGGATCCTTTAATGGCGTGGAAGGGATGGAACTTATCCCGGTGGAACCCATCACGGAGCGACTAAGCGAACAAGCCCTGTTGCAGATAATGACCCAAGACGAATTGAGGGAAAAAGCGGGTCTGCAACCCTTGGAAAAGCCTGCCGACGTGGTTGGACCTAACCCCCAACCCGACGAGCAACCGCAAGCCGTGGAAGCATTGCAGAGCAACGACAACATCAAGAAACTATCGGGCCGTGAGTATCAAAACCTGATGCGTATAGTTCGCCAATATATGCAAGAGAAAATCACCTTGGAAATGGCTCGGACGATGTTGTCAGCCGGCTTCGGCCTATCTGCCCAAGAGATTGACACGATGCTGGGCGTTCAGTCCCAAGAGTTCAGCGAACCGACTTGGGGCGAAGAAGACGACGAAGACTACGGATGGGGCGACGAAGAGTTCAAAGTCTTGGAGGTGGTTGCAAGCAAGTTCGGATGCCATGCAGACGACTACCATGTGATGCACTCCAAGCCGATGCGGTTCGACACCAACATCGACGAGAATATCCGCTTGGCCTTTGCCGAACTGGGCGAAGAAGAAGTCGAACTGGACAAGAAGATTGAAGCATACCGCAAGAAGAACCGGGACGCATCGGTTGAAGAAATGGCTAAAGAGTTCGGGGTCAGCAAGGCCAAGGTCGCCAAGCGAGTCGCTTACCTAATCACCAAGAACCGCTACCCAATCAGCCGGGCCGTCGACAACATTGCCGAGCAGAACCTTCCAAAGAACGTGAAGGAAGTTGCCGAGCCTGTACTGGAGGTCCGCTACAAGTATGCATGGGCCACAGGATTCAGCAACAAGGACAAGCGGTCAAGCCGTGAGTTCTGCAAGGTGATGCTTGACTTAGCCGGGCAAGGCAAGGTTTACACGAGGGAGGACATCGACGGGATTTCTGCAATCATGGGATATTCCGTTTGGAATCGCAGAGGCGGTTGGTATCACACACCCAGCGGAGTGAATCGCCCCCAATGTCGCCATGTATGGGAGCAGCAACTTGTAATCCGTAAAGGCAATAAAATCAGCAAGGCATGAAGGCACTATTCATAAGCGAAGAAACGCTGCTCGACAACTCGATAATCAACGAGAACGTATCCTACACGCAAATCCGTCCAACGGTTGTCAAGGTGCAGGAGATGCGGATTCAGCCCATCGTTGGTTCTGCACTCTACGGGGAATTGGTTACGCAGGTCGTCAGCGGTTCAACGTCTGCACTCAACCAAACGCTGCTGGAGGACTACATCCAGCCGGCTATGATTCAATGGCTTTACTACGAGTTGCCGATGGTCTTAGCGTTTAAGTACATGAACAAGGGGATGGTCCGTAGAACAAGCGAAGAATCCTCCCAAATGAGCATGGAAGAAATCACCCGGCTAACCGATAAGGTCAAGAACGATGCCGAGTGGTACTCCGAACGCATCACCCGCTACCTCATGGAGAACCGCAACTCGTATCCCTTGTGGAACTCGCCTCCGTCTGCGTTGGATACCATCTACCCGAACGCTACCAACTACCGCACCGGGATGGTCTTGGACCGCAACAGGAGGATGGGAATCAGCAACCTTGACTACCCCTACCCTTACGGTCAATTCGGGGCGTGTAATGACTGCTAACGATGGGTGCGCACAAGAAGAACATACTGAAACTGCAAAACTATGTCTTGGATAAAAATCAAACAAGCCCTGCTGGACCTTGCAAATGCTCATCCACAGGTCAACTCCTTCGGGACGGGCGACCCTCTTGCGGTAGGCACGGACAACACGATAAATCTTCGAACCCCAAGCCGTGAACGCATCGTCTATCCGCTCGTGTTTGCGGACGTTCAGTCTGCAAGTACTGACGCTGGCACTTTGGACTTGGTGGTTGGGG